CAGACCGCTCTCAGTACTTGCTTTAAAGCGCTAAAGTGACACTGTGTAAACAATTTAGAAACAATTTACTTTAGCGAAGTGAAGCGACAAAGTATTCTGATAAATATAAAAATAGTCAGACTGGCTTTTATGATTCAGGTATGTTATAATAAAGACAGTTAAAGAAGATGTATTTAATTTTAGAAAGAGAGGTTTAATTATGACTTATAACGAAAAGAGAGAAATCAATAAAACTATCATTGAGAGTAAGGATATTATCATGAATCTGGTAATGGAATTAGTAACTGATGACTCCGCACATAAGGCTTTAAATGCTTATTAGATGCAAATGAATTATTATCAAAAGCAATGTTAGAAATTAATAAACTTAAATAAGGAGGATATGACATTGACAGAATCTTTAAAAGATAAATTAACAATGTTGGCATACGTTACAGAAAAAGATTACAAAACTACTTGGGACGATTCTGTAATGACTATACGAGAAGTTGATAGCGGTAGAGTTGTTACAAGTGGGTCGGAAGAGCATTGTGAAAAGTGCGTTGATATAATTTTATTACTGTATAGAATGGTTTAAGATATGGAGGAATAAAAATGAGAGAAACAAAACATAAAATCATTAGAAATCGCGGTCATAAACGGGCGTTAGTAACATACGCCCATAACATTCGAGAGCGTATTATTAATAATGCGGCGTATCACTGTTCTGAATTATTCTACATTACATGGTTGGTGGAAAATAATAAGATAAATGAGGTTGAATGGCGTTATCTTAGACAGCGAATTGGTAACGCTGAGGATGAAAGACTTGATTTAGAATGTAAAGAGGGTTAGATATATGAGTCTTTGGAAAAATAGTCGTGTATTAAAATGGGGATATCTTGAATATATGGCGTACTATACAGTACACCGTGACATAAAAGAAGTACGTTCTGAATATAGCCGCTTGCGTAAAATTGCGCGGCGGCGTTTGGCTCAAATTGAAAAATCAGAATATAAAAACGAGCCATTTATACAGCGGCGCAAAGAATCGTTTGTTAAAATTTCCGATATTACAACTAATGGACAGCTAAGACGTAAATTACAGGAAGTGGCACTCTTTCTTTCCGCAGAAACGTCTACGCTCACAGGACTTAGAGCACGAGACAAGGAAACTATCAATTCTGTTAACCAGATGCTTTATAGAAACTATTATGAATCTTATGCCGATAAATACGGCGAAGAACGCGCAGAGCACGCCGGATTTAAGAGAATAACAAACGGTAAGTTTTTACTTAATAAATCTAATATAAAACAATTTTATGAGTTTATGGACTTGTTAAGAACTAAAAATTTTGATTCTATATATGACAGTGAGCGAGTTTTGGAATTAATGGAACAGATAGAAAAGAAAGAAATTAATAGTGATTTAATAACTCAATATTTCGATGATTTTATTGTAAAAGAAGAACAGTTAGCAAAAACTAGAAAACCATCTAAAAATTTAAAAGACAGTTCGAAATACTGGATTCAGAAGTTAGGCATAGAAGCGGAGTGAGAATAGTTGTATAAGTTGTATAATATGAATAATATTAAGCCGAATATAATTAAAAATATCACTCTGTTAAATCGCCCTCGCGGTAATAACAGAACAAAAAAGAAATTGCGGAAATATAAAAATGTTATAACAGCGTTTGATATAGAAACTACTCGAATTACTCAATTTATGCCAATAGAAAAATATGAAAAAAATAAAGAAACGGGGGAATTAATAGCTAAAAAAGAAGAAGCAACAATAATGTATCACTGGCAGTTCGCAGTGGGTACTTATGCAGTTATAATAGGTAGAACTTGGGACGATTTTCTTTCCATGTGCAAATATATTACAAGTCAGCTTGAAAGCGAAGAAACAGTAGTAATTTACGTTTGGAATTTATCATATGAATTTCAGTTTTTATCTGGAATATATCATTTTCAGCCCGAAGAAGTGTTTGCTGTAAAGTCGCGTAAAATATTAAAATGTACTATGTTTGATGAAAAACTAGAATTTAGGGACGCTTATTTACAAACAAACATGAGTCTTGCGGTGGCTTGTAATAAATTTAATGTGGAACATGGTAAACTGTCCGGGGAATTATTTGATTATAACAAATTGCGTTTTCCGTGGACACCTTTAACCGAATATGAAGTACGTTATTGTATAAATGATGTATTAGCAACAGTAGAAATTATCGAAGCTGAATTAAAGCGTGACACGGACACTTTATACACGATACCATTAACTTCCACAGGCTATGTTAGGCGTGATGCTAAACAGGCAATGCGAAGTGTAAATAAAACATGGCTCAAATCGCTTATGCCAAACTACGAAGTATACAAACTTCTTCGCGAAGCATTTCGCGGCGGAGATACTCACGCAAGTAGATTTTTTGCAGGTAAACTTCTTCAAGGCGTTTTTAGTAAAGATCGTTCTAGTAGTTATCCCGGCGTACAGTGTAACGGTCTATATCCAGTCGGACCTTTTAAATACAAGGGCGAAATCGAACCAAAAGAATTTTATAAATACTTACAAAATAATCACGCAATGGTTTTCCGCTGTACTATATACAATGTAAGAATTAAAGATGGATTTCCAGACCCTTATTTATCGCGTTCGAAGTGTCGAGCTACACAAAACGGTGTCTATGATAACGGGCGTATATTATATGCTGATTACACGGAAACAACGTTAACTGATATTGATTTTAAAATTTTAATTCATGAGTATGATTTTGACGAAATAGATTTTTACGATGTCTATATATCAAAATACGGTAAACTTCCAAAGCCACTCATTGAACTAAATAAAATGTACTATAAAAATAAAACCGAACTAAAAAATGTGGAGGGGCAAGAAATTTATTATAACAAAAACAAAAACTTGCTGAATAGTATTTACGGTATGTCAGCGCAAGACCCTGTAAAGCAGTCAATAGATTACATTTACGGCACCGGGTTTGTAGAACGCGAAGAAGCGGAAAACAAACTTTTAGATTCGTACAATGAAAAGGCATTTTTACCGTATCAATGGGGTGTCTGGACTACTGCAAACGCGCGTTATGAATTGCACGAGGGAATATGGTTGAATCCAGATGCTTGGGTTTATGGAGATACCGACAGCAATAAATTTATAACTGATGTAGACTTTACAGAATATAACAATCGTAAAAAACTACAGTCGTTAGAATCAGGTGCTTATGCTACAGATAAATCCGGCGTAACACATTTTATGGAAATTTACGAAAATGACGGCTATTATGACAATTTTATAACACTAGGAGCGAAACGTTATGCTTACACAGAAAAAGGGAAGCCGCAAACACATATCACAGTATCAGGCGTACAAAAGAAAAAGGGCGGCGCGGAAATTGATGCACACGGCGGTATTACTGCCTTTTGTGATGGATTCATATTTAGAGATGCGGGCAGACTTGAAACGGTATATAGTGACAATCCGCTTACAAAACGAATTAGAATTGAAAATCATGATATAGAAATAACCTCTAACGTCACATTAAGACCGACAACTTATAACATGAGTTTGACGGATGAATATAAAAATTTACTTGCTAATTTATCATAAATCTATTGACATTTTAAATGTAATAGTTTATAATAAATAATGTAACAGAAACCAGAATTATTTTTAGGAGGTATAAAAATGACAATCGAAAAAACAAACAAAGAACTGAACAAAATGGAACTATACAAGCTGACGCGTTCCCCCGAAGCCAAACCGCTTAAAGAAGCGGTAGACCAGATTATCGAACTTGAAAACTTTATCATCTACACTAGTACAGATAAAGACGGAAAAGAGGTACAACTGGTATCTTTTGAGGATAAAAGCGGAGTTGTTTACACAACTAACAGCGGCGTGGTTAGAAAAGAACTTATTACCTTATTAGATGATTTTGGAGAAATTAATATCATCAAGGTTATCAAAGGGGTAACAAAAGCAGGACGCGAATTTTTAAATATTGTATTAGTAGATTAGGAGGAATTAAGAATGTATAAATTTGAAGAAAAAGTATATAATGCAATCAAAAATGAAGTTTACACCGCTTATATGGATGCTATGACGGCAGGTGAGCCTGTAGAGGATTTAAGAGCCAATTATCTTTTAATTAGAAGAATTGACAAGGAACTCGAAACAGCGAGAATCAATTATGATGAGGAGCAGAAAGCGCGAGTTAAAAAATAATTATCCTATTAGAAAGGAGGAATGGCGGGGCAGTAGCCCCGCTTATTTTATTATGCTAAATATATACAACAAAGATGGTTGGGTTGATATGCCTAGAATTATATCATGGGGTTTACCTTTTACATTTGTAGTAGATACCCGTGGTAGCGGCAAGACATACGGCACATTAAAAGATTTGTTAATTGACAACCCACAACCATTTATTTATATGAGACGATTACAAACACAGTTAGATGCTTGCTGTACTGAAGAATATAATCCACTCATTCCTATTAATTCGGATTTTAATAAAAGCTATAATTTTTTTCCAATTAAGAAAACTTCGTCATATACTATTAATGAATCGTACACGAATGAGAACGGCAAACTTTGTAAAGATGGTGGAGTTTTAGCATTGTGTATGGCGCTATCAACCATTAAAAACCTGAGGGGATTTTCTGGACAAGGTTATCGAATCGGTTTATATGATGAGTTTATCCCAGAACCGCACGATGTAAAAATTAAGGAAGAGGGGTTCGCTTTTAGAAACGCATTTGAAACTATCAACCGAAATAGAGAACTAAAAGGGGAAAAATCTTTTCAGATGGTTTGCTGCGCTAATAGTGATAGAATGGCGAATCCTATGTTTATGGAGTTCGGACTTATTTCAAAAGCTATGAAAATGATTGAGAACAAGCAAGAATATTATATTAATAAAGACCGAGGTATTTGTTTAATTATTCCGCAATCCTCCCCCATCGCGGAAATGAAAAAGAATACAGCACTGTACAAAGTCGGCGGAAATGATGAGTATAACAAAATGGCTTTAGGTAATGTATTTTTGGATTCGCAGTATTTTCAAGCCAAGCCTAAACCGTTAAAGGAATATCGTCCGATCGTCCATGTTGGGGAACTCACTATTTACAAACACAAGTCTAACGGTCGTTACTATGCCAGCACTCACGTGGCGGGCTCTTGTCCCGAATACAAACCTAGTGAAATATCTTTAGTTCGATTTAAACGTGATTTCGCGTATGTATGGCTAGCATATCTTCGGAACAAAATTGATTTCGAAGAATATTTATGTGAGGTGCTGTTAACAAAATATTTTGAATAATCAGACTTGACAAAATATTCTGAAAGTAGTATCATAGAATCACAGGGAGATATACGAAACGGCGGAATATCCAACACCCGGAAGGTGTCCGTCGCGCGGGGACGCGCCGGAGTATCTCCCTATTATAAGGGTGTAGAATAGGAGGTTTCAATGGATTTAGCGGCTATTAGTGACTTTATCAGTAACACAGGAGTTCCTGTAGCGTTGTGTATTGCATTATTTTTCTTATGGTACCGGGAGATAAACAGCCATAAGGAAGAATCAAAGCTGTTTACAGCGGCAATTAATAACAATACACAGGCGTTGAATGAATTATCTCTTATGCTAAAGGAGATGAAAGAGAATGAAAGTAACGATTGATGGAGTTGAATATGTTCCACGTGAAACATTTGCTAAAAAATCTATTGCAGATGAATTGGAAAAAATGAAACCAGCCCTTGAATGGGATTCTAAAGTAGAAGCCATCCAGAAATGGTACTACGGCTCTTATGTTAAGGATAGCTGGTGCGCTACTACGGTATCATATATCATTAATAAGCTTGGTTTAGCAGATGTAAAATCCGATAATGTTTATACATTAATGGTAAAACTTAGAAATTCTAACAAAGGGACTTTTTACAATGCAGAACAGCTTAAAACAATCGACATTAAAAAAGACGATATTTTATTTTTCTTGTGGGCTGGTAGTAAAATGGTTGAAACCAGTTCAAAACACGTTTCGGTCGCGTACTTAGATAATAAGGCAGGTTCTAAAACTGTTTTTGCAATCGGCGGTAATCAGAAAGATAAAATTTGCACCCTAGAGTATGAAAGGTCTAAAATTTATGGAATGTTTAGATTCACGTGAAAAATTAAGCACAGTATATAATTTATATTGTTGCTTAGATAATCTATGTGATAATGCTCATATTAATAAAGTAGATATTTACAGTCCTATTTATTATCTCGATAAAGACGGTAATAGTAGAACTATAAAAACACTTACAGTCGATATTAACGGCAATGTTTATTTAAAGGAGGAATTTGACACATGACACAGAACGACATTTTATTACTTGCAAAGGCAGGATTTACCGCACAGCAGATTTTAGCACTTGGAAGTGTAAATTCTCCGCAGGTTCAGCCGCAGGTTCAGCCGCAGGTTCAGCCACAGGTTCAGCCACAGGTTCAGCCACCGGTTCAGCCACAGGTTCAGCCTGATAACGGGGATTTGATTCAAACTCTTAAAAATTTAACCGGAGCGATTCAGGCAACTAATCTTATTGGACAGCAGATTCAGACGGTACAGCCACAGTCCACAGACGATATTATCGCACAGATGATTGCACCGCCTATTCCGACTGATTTCAAAGGAGGTAATAAATAATGGCGAATGACATGACTTTAACTAAAATGGCAACAGTGCTTAACACACTTCAGAATCAAGTTACTGGTAAAACTAACATTGCCGCGACAGATATTAGTTCGTTCATCGCGCAGGCGCAGACAACTTTAAAAACCGGTTACGACCCTGTATTGGGGGCTATTTCACAGGTGTTAAATAACACGATTTTTTCCACTCGTCCATATACAGCGAAGTTTAAGGGACTGAGAAAAACAAATCAGCAGTTTGGAAATCATATTCGAAAATTACAGACGATTGACAAAGATTTAGTCGATTCTAAATATCTGGATTTAACTGACGGCGACTCTATCGACCAGTATACTGTCCGAAAACCAGAAGTTTTACAGACTAATTTTTACGGTATTGATTACTTTGGGGACTATTTAACTATTTTTGACAGACAGCTTGACGTTGCTTTTACTACGCCGCAGGAACTTGAAAGATTTTGGAGTATGGTCTTAGGTAATATGTCTGATAAACTTGAACAGGCGCGAGAAACAGCCGACCGCGCCACTCTTACAAACTTCATCGCGGCTAAAATTAACATTGGTGGCGATGGTGTTGTACATCTGGTTACTGAATACAACGCGGCGATGGGTACAAAATTGACAAGCGCGACTGTACTATACCCGGATAATTTTAAGCCATTCATTCAGTGGGCTTACGCCCGCATTCAGTATTTGTGTTCGATGCTGACCGAAAGAACTGAAATGTACCATTTAAATATTACAGGTAAAGCTATCAAACGGCATACCCCGTATAACCGAATGAAAGCATATATGTATACCCCATTACAGTACAGAACTAAAACGAGTATTTTTACAGATGCCTTTAATGAGGGATATTACAAATTAATCGACCATGAGGACGTTAATTTCTGGCAGTCAGCCAAAACACCGGGAAGTATCAAAGTTACACCGTCTTATATCGGGGCTGATGGAACCGTGGTAACAGCACCTGAAGCTGTAAGTAATGATAATGTATTTGGAGTTATTTTTGACGAGGAAGCTATTGGTATTACCGAAGTTGGACGAAGTATTAAACGAACGCCTTACAATGCCGCTGGCGAATATTCGAATATTTGGTATCGTTTTAACCAGAGGTATTGGAACGACGTAACTGAAAACGGTATTGTATTACTCTTAGATTAGGAGGTGTTCACATGAGTTTCACGGTTGTTTTAAGAAAATTTAATAAGCGCGAAAACTCAACCAAAATTCCAGATGGTGGCGAAGATAATATAACGCTTGCTTGTAATTTAAAACAGAGTTCCGGGGTTATTTCCCCGGTTCTCTCTTTTAAAACAACCCGCGATATTTATATGTATAATTATGTGTCAATCGGATTATACGGCAGGCATTATTTTATTCGTGATTGGACTTGGAATGAGGGTCTTTGGTGGGCTAGTTGTGAAATCGACGTATTGGCAAGTTGGAAAAGTTTTATTGGTGCGTCGACTCAGTATATTTTGCGCTCGTCTCATACATATGACGGCGGAATCGTTGACAGTCTGTATCCTACTACTACAGGCATTACAACAAATACTCAACTTTTAGAAAATCCGTGGGCGCGGTCGTGGAATAAGGGTACATACGTTTTAGGTATTATCAATTCAGACTCTCAAGGTTCGGGTGGTGTGAATTATTACTACTTTACAAAATCACAGTTAAATAAATTAAACAACGCTCTTATGGCAAGTGCTGATTGGTTAAATATTGACGCTGGCGAAATATCTATTGAATTACAAAAAGCGTTAATTAACCCATTTCAATATATCACGTCTTGCATCTGGTTTCCGTTTGAATTTAAAGGGTCTGGAATTTTAGTAACAAATCTTAAATTTGGATGGTGGGAAATGAATGGCGTAAGTTGCACACAGTTACTTGACTATGACTATGACAAAACATATTCTATTACAATTCCAAAGCATCCGCAAGCTGTAACGCGCGGTAACTATCTTAATTTAGCACCGTACAGCCGATACAGTCTTGATTTTAAACCTTGGGGCGGCTTACCGATTGATACAACATTTTTAGACGGTAAATCCACTTTATATGTATCGTATCATGTAGATATGATTACTGGAAAAGCCACTCTTACAATTTCAACCGATGAACAGTTAAATACAGTAATTACACGACTTGATTCTATGTGCGCGGTACCTTTACAGCTATCACAAATGGCTGTTGATTATTTAGGAATGGCTAGCACCGCTATAGGCTCGGCGGCAAATACAGTGCAGGCAATTACTACAGGAAATGTTGGTGGAATTATATCAAGTGTTGCAAGCGGTATTGAATCAAGTATTAAATCCGCTCAACCACAGTTACAAACTTCGGGAAGTACTGGTAGCACTTCGGATTTTTCTTTTCAACCTAGATTTCAAGCGCAGTTTTTCCCGTTAGTAGCCGAGTCGTTAGAACACCGCGGTCGTCCTCTATGTCAAGAAAAAGTTATCAATACAATTCCGGGCTTTATTATGGTAGCCGACGCGGATATATCACTACCAGGCACAGCTTACGAAAATCAAATGATAAAATCATATATGGAGGGTGGTTTTTATTATGAGTAAGTGGCACGCTAAAGCAACCGGAGCATATGCAGACACTAGCAACGAAGCTATTGATAATGCAAAATCAATCTATGAAGTATTAGGCGGCTTAGGCTGGACAGTAAATGCTGTGTGCGGGTTGCTTGGTAATGTATCGCATGAGGGCGGAATGAACCCGTGGCGATGGCAGTCTGACAAAGTACCGTCAAAAAACGATAGTCCGTGGCGTAATAAAGGTTATGGCTTTACACAGTTTACGCCCGGAGGAAAATATATTAATGACCCTGTTGCAATTAACGCGACAGGATACGCGCCGAATTTCAGCGATAAAACAGGCTTACCTAGTGATGGATACGCACAGATGATTTTTATTGATTCTAAAGCAGACTATTATCCTACGGCTAAATATCCGATGAGTTACGCCGATTTTAAAATATCGGAAAGCGACCCGGAAACACTTGCTAGCGCGTGGCTCTACAATTACGAACGCCCTAGCGCTGAAAATGCTAGAAAAACCGAACCGAGTAGAAGAAGTAGTGCGCTTTATTGGTGGGGTGTGTTAAGTGGCGAACCAGTTCCGCCGCCGACACTGCGTCCTCCACTGGGGTTACATATCCCGATATGGTTATTGTTTAAATTAGGGAGGTGTATATAATGGGTATACCCGTTGATTATACTTATATAAATGCTGTGAACGGACAAAAAAATCCATCTACAATTCACACGCAGAACCTAGCGTTGACTAAGTTTTTTGAGCGTTATTTAATTGATGATTTTCTCGGACAGTGGGAAGTCAAATTGCCAGAAACATGGGCGTACAATTACACTATGTATACATTGGTTTATTTTGGGTTTTTAGCTGTTATTAACACAGATAAATTCGGGGTAATTCCGCAACATTGTAATTTATATGGATTTGATGTTATGTATCAACCAACTACAGCGCAGATTATCAATCCGTTAATTCCTAATGCGATTGATGCCCGAATCCATCGCGACACTGAATTGATAAAATTATTCCCCGATTTCGGCGGAATTTATGATTTAATTCAGTTTTACGCGGAAAAAATGGCACTCTTATCTGAGGGAATAGACGTTAATATTATTAACTCAAAACTTTCTTATATTATCGGGGTTGATAACAAATCAAGCGCTGAAACATTTAAGAAAATGATTGATAAAGTTGCTTCTGGCGAAGCCTGTGTAGTTACTGGTAAAGAATTATTCAGTGAAGATGGAACGCCGATGTGGAATATTTTCGCACAGAATCTAAAACAGAATTATATCGCAAGTCAGCAACTTGAAGACTTAAAGAAGTTAAAGTTAATGTTTGATACTGACGTAGGTATCCCTAACGCAAACACTGAAAAGAAAGAACGGCTTACGGATGATGAAGTTAATAGCAATAACGTTGAAACACAAACTAAAATTGAATTGATTGCCAATAGCTTAGAAGAATCAGCCAATAGAGTCAATAAAATGTTTGGAACTAATATAAGTTTTAAACTTAAATTTAAAGAAAGTAGAGGGGGTATTACAAATGTCGAGAGGAAACCTGTTATCAATTCTGGGGATGTATAACTATGATAATTCCATTTTCGATGAATTACAGTTACCAGAATCAATTAATAAAACAGATTTTGTGCAGAATCTTTGCCTAAACTACGCTGAGCTTGAAATTCTGTATTCGCAACCAGAAATCTTAAAAAATGCTATTGGAATGTGGAGTAGAATACAGCTTCCAAATTGGAAAAAACTGGAAGAAACAACGCAGTATGAATATAATGCGATTGAAAACTACGATAGGCAGGAAGAATGGACGGATACTGATTCGGGAAAAGAAATAACCGAAACTGTAACTGGGGGAGATAGTACAAGTACTAATACTTTCGACGGCACTATTAAAGATAATTCAAAAACGCGGGTACACGCTTTCGATGATGAATTGAGTGATAGAGACGCCAGCGAGCAAAATACAAAAAGTGATAATACAAACACAAATGAAAGTGAATTTAAAAATAAAAGTAATGTTGATAATACAAGAAATAATACAGGAGAGCATATTGGGCGGATTCATGGTAATATCGGAACTATGACAACTCAGCAGATGATTAGGGAAGAACGCGAAATTGTAAAATTCAATCTTTCTGATTATATCATGAATGAATTTAGACAGCGTTTTTTAATTACAGTTTGGTAGGAGGTATTTTATGTTTGACTTATATCCATATACAAATTTTCATGAATTGAATCAAGACTGGATTCTCAGCATTTTAAAAAAATTTGAAAATGAATTGAAACAGGCGATTGATTATAAAACAATTCATTATGCAGACCCTTTACAGTGGAATATCACTACTCAGTATGCCCCGAATACGGTTGTTGTAGATGAAAATACAGGGATTGCTTATATTAGTAAAGATGCGGTGCCTAGTGGAATTTTATTATCTGATAAAAATTACTGGATGGTAATTTTTGATTATCAAAAGATTTATAATAAAATTATGTCGGGCGTAGCGTTTAATGAAAAGGATAATGAAACGGCAAGTAAAGATTTACTTGTAAATGATTTGGTATGGTATCATGGAAATTTATATAGAGCTACTAGGGCAATTAGTACTGGTTCAAGGTATATTATCGGAACAAACATAGTAGCAACAACGATTGAAAGTTTACTGTCAAACTATTATGGTAGAGATAGAGTGGCTCAGTTACTTAACGACACTGTTAATGTATCTGGCGATTACACTATTAATGCTGGGGATGTCAGCCGGACGGCATCGCATATCACGGACCATGCGAAGATTGATTATCTGGTTGACGTAGAGGGTAGTTACACGGCAAACGTCAAAGGTAAATATACGGACACTATTGCTGGTAATCGGGAGATTGACGTTGATGGGAACGACTCTGTACACGTTGACGGTGTGACGTCTGTTAATCGTGGGGGAGCTGTGACGGAGATATACGGAAGCTCTGAAAGTAAGACTGTGACAGGGGCGTCGACGAAGATATACAAAGATACCGTAACAAGGACGCTGGAGGGGAAGACTAATGTCATCGGTAAAAATATTGACGTGACGGCGGAAAGTACAATCCTACATTTTCCAGATAAGACAGTAGATCTTCGTAACTTACCGAAGCCTAAAAAACCATGGCTCACTAATATGATTTATATGGATAATGCTGGACTTCTTACCATTCAATCAGATATTGGCTTAAAGGGGCAGGGGTTCGCCATGTCAGACAATCGGTTTTTTTACGCGCTAAGAACTGACAACGAGGCGACGCAGTATATTTATTCGATTGATAGGCAGAGTGGGGGTTATATCAGTAAATCATTTACTACGTTAGGTCATGTTAATAGTATGACCTATGGCAATGGTAAGCTTTTTGCCTGTACCTGGAAACTCGATAACACGTCTAACGGTATAGCAGTAATAAACCCAGCTACACTAGTTATTGAGTCGTTTCTCGATACTACTGTGCCTATTAATGCTATCAGTTTTTCACGTACCGATAATAAGCTTTACGGGCGCGGAAGTAACAACACCTTTTATATCATTAACACCACTACCGGCACACTCACTAAAATGTTTGATAGACCTGCATATCCTTTTAAATTCACGGGTCAAGGTATGGCGGTTTATGGCGAACGCATCTATCTCCCAACGACATCGCCAACGGCGCTTGTGATTCTAGATTTTAACGGCACTGTTCTAGCTTCCTATAACATTTTTCCATGGGCGGGGTTGTTCAGAATTAAGGAGCTAGAAGACCTGGAAATCGATGCAAACGGTATGATGTACGGAAATTCTGCATGGTTTGTACCTGGGCATAGACCAGGCTACGCCATTCCTATGCAGTTTGTTAAATACAACTTAGAACAACCGCAGGCAGTTGATTTGGATTATTTGGAGCAGTTAAATAATCACGCAACACTATCAGTTGATAACACAACTTTTAATTTTATCAGAGGCAACCTAGAAACTCCTTTTTATGACCTGTATGAAGCGTTTTGGGCGGCGCAAGCAATCGCTGCATATGGAGGGACACCGATTACTGTAAACATTACTAAGACTACTAAGCCATATATTGCCGGAGAATGTCGAGGAACCAATCTCGCTATTGTAAATGGTAATAAGGCACATGTGTATTCATTAGGCTTGTATGATGGGGCTGGTACGTTAACTAACTTAATTATTGATAATCCAATGACTGTTAATAGCACGGTCGTAGCAACAAGATGGCGAGGGGTATTTAACACAATAGCAGCCAACAGCAAGCTATCTCCAATACTGTATAACTTCACTGATTGTGATATTACTGCCGTTGGTGTCGCAAATTCTGATTACCAAATTCAGATACGAGCTGAAAATTCGCAAGTTGCGTGTTATAAGAATTTAAAGTTCGGATTGCCAAACAGCTCACCGGTCGCAGTGCAAAACGGTATTTATGCGGGATCCGTAAAAGTGACAACAACCAATAGCAAAGCAAACTTACCAAACTTATCCATGGATTCTGGATATACCAGATTTAGCAAATATGTATTATCAAAATCGAATGTCGCAAAAACACTATACGGTGACGGCATAATAAAATTTGATGATGATACAACGGTTACGCTGTCGGTAAAATCGGACGGTTTATACCTGAAAGGCAGTGTCGCAATGACTGTTGATGTATATTTGTACTAATCAACTAGCACATCACCGCTTTACCATCCTAAAGTAATAAATCATACAATAGAGGGCTTGACAAGGTATATTGCCTATACAATTTCCGCCTTGTCGGCTCTCTTTTCTCACGATTCACACAATTCTTATTGCGTCAGTAATTGATACATTTTAAATCTTATGCTTCACTATGTTGAAGTTTTGTCTGACTATTTATCCTATTGCATCCCATTAATACTTTACTACTTCACCTCACTAAAGTGAATTGTATATGAATTGTTTACACAGTGTCACTTTAGCGCTTTAAAGCAAGTACTGAGAGCGGTCTG